TCGGAGTGTAGGTCTGTTTCTTGCCACTCATAAAACCCAAGAGCTGAAGTTAGAGTCAGTATCTGGGTAAACGTCAGCGTTGTTGTTGGCGTTGTATTCGGGGAATGAGGCTTGGTTGTAGCTCATGTACGTTATGAACCTATCGGTGTAGTACTTTGCCAAATCCCGTGCCTTGCCTACCAAATAGTCAACCTCTATCTTTTCTGCGGTAGTGCTATTCTCGGAGTTGTGCTTGAACACCCCACCATTGCCGATGGTATAAGCAGCAAAAGGCAAGTACTCCACCATCGCGTAGTGAATCAACATCGGCTGCAAGTAGTCGTTCACCAACGCCAAGTAAGGGTTGGCAAGAGTATTGGCGATGATGTCATTGCTGATCTTGTCATAGAGTTTCGTTCCAGTATAGTTTTGCAGGTGTATCTCCTGCGCAATCTTGATGAACTGGATGAACTTGTCCGTGTCCACGTTACCGCCTATTGCGGTATTGCGAACCAAGTCCTCTCTTTTAATAAATAATGCCGTTGCCATATCTTAATTTTTATATCCTCTTGTTGGTGTTTCAATAGGGGCGATAGCAACGAGGGGGTCATTCTGCATAGGTCGGAAGCCCATACGAATGGCTTGGTTCACGTTGATAATATCCGTGCCGTTCAAAGAGCCTCCTCCGTAGATGTTGCCCTCTTTAGTTAGCTTCTTGCGGTAGATTCTACGCTCCCAACGATGATGGCAATTTGCACCGCCTTTGAAAAGCCATACGCTATACGGCTCACCTTGTGCCTCTGCTCCTCCTTTTGAACTTAATGCTTCCACATCCTCCATCCGATAAACTCTTTTAGCAGAAAGTAAGGTGCGGCATAGCAAACGGCTTTCACCCTCTGGGTCTTTTTTAGTTCCTACCGCATAGAAGTATCGCACCTTGTAACGCTCCGTATCTTGCTCACTTGCCTGCTGCGCTGCAAGGTCGGTGCGTGAATTGAGGTATGCCTCTACATCGTATTCTGCTCCCTCATCTTCAACAAGCTCTGCCGTGATTAGGTCAAAGTCCTGCATCAGCTCCTCCTCGCTTTCGCCAAGACTCTCAATGTTCAGCAGCAACTCTGCCGCAAGCTCATCACGCAAGAAGGGGCGGTCATCTTTCTTTGCAAGTTTTACCTTCTTCTGCGCCTTCATCTGTGAGATGATATTTGCAGCATTGCCAGAAAATAATCCCTTTGCTACATCGGGGTCGAACTGAAGCATCTGTACCAAGAACGTGATGGCTTGGTCAATCGTTAGAACGCCATCCTTTACGCTCTGCATAATCTGCAAAGAGCTTGCAATCTGCGCTCCGTTGTACGATGCATCCTTCTTGATTAAGTCCTCGTTTGCTTCGCTCACTTGCACGGTCTCAATGTCTTCTGTTTTAACGCCTGTTGCTTCTTCTACAACCTCTGCATCTTGTACCTCCGTTTCGGTGAACTCTAAAGGCTGAAGGGTCTTGAAGTACAAGTTGAGGCTGATGTCATTGTATGACAAGATTTGGTCTATGCCGTCAATGATAATCTGTTGCTTGGGTCTGATAACTATATTGTCAAGCAGCACCGATGCGGTCATTAGTTCATCGGCATTATTACCAAAACCTGTATTGTCTTTAATACCTAAAAGCAAAGGGCTTACAATACGATGCGATACCAATATCTTCTGCGTTGATTCAGCACTCAAGAACTGATACTGCTCGGCAGCATCCGACAACTGCACGGGGTCAACCGTAGCAGCAAGGTCTTTGTTGTCGTTGAACGCAAGAATAAACTTGCCAGAGTTTGAACTACCGCTAAACTTCGTAGCAATCTGCTGCTCTATGCTCCTGCGCTCCTCCTCACTTGGGACTCCGTTGTTGAAGTTAATCAACATGGAAGGCGCAAGGCCGTTCTGAATGTTGTTGATGTGGTAGTTGGCAATCTCCTCCTCTAGTTCTGCATAAGGTAGTCCACCTTGATAGTCAACGGGGGAGTAGTAGTAGAATCCTGCTCGGTATGGCTTGATGTAAAGTATCTCCAAACCCTCACGGCTCTTGCCAAATGCAGGAATGCGCACAGGTGTCTCTTTTCTGCTGCTCACCGCAAGCCAATCCTTTGCGTAGTAGTAAGCCTCAATCTCGCCGTCTTCGTTGCACCTTGCGGCTCGTAACGTCTCTACGGGGATGTGCTGCACCTCTACGATGGTGTTGTGGTCTTGGGAGTACACGACCTGCAAAGAGCATTGACCCATCATCACATAATCGGCAACCACCTTCTGCAAGCAAGACTTGGTGAACAAGCCACGCATCGCTGCGTACTCGCTCGGCTTCTTGGCAGAGTCCGTTGCATCTAGTCCCTTGCCAAAAGTCAAATCCATCAACGAGTTGAGGATAGCGTTGTTGGTGGGTGAGCCGTTGTAGCGGTCAATCAGATACCCGAAATAATCGTTGTTATCTCCGTATTCTACGAAGTCCTTACCCTGCACCTCTTTTACGACAGGCGTGGTGTATGAACTGAAGTTCACAACATGGACTTTAGATGATGATGTACTCATTGTTGTAGCTTGTTTCTTCGGTGTAAACATTTTGGTTCACCGTAAATTTATCGAAATCAGTTTGTGAAGTTACAAAGACTCGGTCTCTGTATATTAGATTTCCCGATGCAAATACCTTCAAGCCATAGAATCTATTGTTGACAAGTACGAACGTGCCTGTAAGGGTCATAAAACCATTAGCAGAGGCAGCCGTAACCGCAGGTGTTGCGGTGGTGTTTGTTGATTCATCAATCAGCGCAATCGTAACGCTCGCAGGGAACGTGCGTGGAATGATTACTATTGCTTGTGGCGAGGCTGATACTTGAAGGATATGCATCTTAAATAAATAACCTTTTACTTTGGATTTGTTTGAAAATAGAAAAGGGGCTTACGCCCCTTTAACTATTCTGCCTTGCGGTAGGTTACGAGTTAGAACCCACTACAATCGTTTCAACTGCACCTGCAAGTCCTGCGAATGGATTGGCAACGGTAGCACCTGCGATGAAGTTAGCAGGAAGTTGCTCCTGTCCCTCCATTGTCAAAGTGTAGCCCGATAGGTCACCCATAGCAGCACCAGTTACAATCGTTCCACCCGTTACTTCGGCTCCGTAGTTCAGACCCATCATAAAGGCGTTGCCGTTGTAGTCTTGTACCACAACATAAGGCCTTCCATAAGCAAGCAACTTCAATTCTTTGTTGTCCTCCTTTGTCAGTTTGGTCAACGTCAAATTCAAAGTTTGCGTGAAGAAGGTTGTGCCATTCTCACGGCTTGAGTTAAAGGTTTGCTCAAAAGAGCTATTGCCTTTTACCAAGTATTGGTAAGCAGAGAAAGTACCACTAATGTTGGTAATCTCATCGTTGGTGAGGGTTACCGTACCCAAGTCACCGAAATCTACAAAGTACACGGCATAAATGCCACCTACTACGTCTTTACAGGGTACTGCCCTGCCTTTTGTTAAATCACAAGCCATTGTTTCTTTGTTTTATTAGAATTAAAAAAGAGGGCGAGGACATAGCCCAAGCCCCCTCTTGATTTACATTAACTCGGATTAAGAGTAAAGGACTACGTCAGAACCGATTCCGTACTGAACTCCTGCGAAGAAGCGAAGGATCACGCGGACATTTAAACTTCCGTCAAGGTCGGACATATCGAGGACACGCACTTCGTTTCTTTCATCAGCCAAACCGCAGCCGAAGAATAGGTTTGAAGATTCAGCAGCAACCATCTTGTTTGAAGGAAGACCGTTTGCCATAGCAACGCGGATGCCATCAAAGAACAAGTCTCCGTTGCCGTACCACATTGTGCCTTTGTTGTCAACACCATTTGCACCCAGACCCGAAGTTCCGAATCCACCTAGCGCACGGACATAAGCCTTTGCGACATTCTGTGGAACGTAGATGGTCAAGTCCTCCTTGCCGTAAAGGGCAGAAGGGATTGCATCAGCAACTTTACCAAGCTCTGTGATTACGTTAGCAGCAGTCACGGTTGTAGCGGTTACGTCAATAACGTCAGAGTCAGCAGTCATCAATGAAAGGAATCCAGAGAACTCACCTGCACTTGCAGCGTTTCCGTTCCAAATGTTCTGCTCAATCTTTTGGGCAGTCTTTGAAGCAACGTGAGCGATAAGGAAGTCAGCGAAAGAAGCAGGGATGCTATCGTAAGCAGAGAACCCCATTTGACCACCAATCCAAGAATCGTAGTAGTCCTTCTTGCAAAGTTGCAAGTTCACTTGAAATGGCTCAACCTCGAGAACGCGGTCGGTCAAAGTCAAGGTAGAAGTTGCATCGAAATCACAAGTGCCATCTTTTACGATGTCATTGGTGTTCACCTTCTGAAGGGTGGTTTTGTAGTTTACGTTTGGAAGAATCTCAATGAGTCCTTTGTCAAGCGTGTTAGCAGAAAGAAGTGCAGCAGAGATATACTTCTGCGCAAAAATGCCTGCATAGTTTGTGGTGATTGAAGTGGTCGTAGCCATTTTTTATATTTATTATTTGTTGATTCGTGCAAGGACTCGGTCAATCGTCTTTTGGGGGCGGTTTGAACTCATCTTTTGGACTTGCTTTGTTTCGGGGTTGTGCTTGATGGCTTTCGCAGCAGGTGCGGCAGATAGTTCTGCTTTAACCGCAGCCATCTCCTCCTTCTTGGCGTAACCGCCCATCT